ACTTATGCCATAAGGTAGTTTGCTGGCTATCTCATCCATTGCCATCCGAGTGTATCTACTCTGATATTCCTCTGTGGTCGCGGTGTTGGCTAGGTTCATCAAAGTAGTAATTCTTTTGGCTGACTTCTCTGATAATTTAGCTGGTGCCACTTTTAATGCCTGTTTTATCCCTTTTGTAATAATACCTTGATTTTCATTTGCCGCATTGATTTGTTTGACTGCATATCGCAACATCCCCGTTGGTGTCAACCTACTCAAAATAGACAATGCTTGTATTGATTGACCCGCTTTAGTAGCTTTAGTGGCCAAAGTTTCTGCCACATTTACCGCTATTTGATGATTTCCTTCTCGTTGTGCTTTAGCCATCACCTTCAATCCCAAAGCAACCGTTTCTGCCGAATACTCATTACTATTGTATATCTTATCTAATGCTGTATCTATATCTGTTTTAATAAGATTTTCAGCCTTCTGCATTGTTTGCTTATTAGTAATAGGCTCATATACACCCTTGACACCCTGTTTCAATGGCTTCTCACTAAAATCTGCTTCTTTTACAGAAGTCACAAATCCTCTTTGTTTCAATTTCGGATTGCCGATACCCAAGTCTTGATCCAAAACACCCATCTCTGGTACAAATGGCTTATCGGGTTGTGATAATGCCTTATCGGTTTGCTGGAGTAACTTTATTTTAGCCGTTTCCTCTGGTAGATACTTACCTACTCCACCCGTCTGATTAGGTAAGTTTTTCAGCCAATTCATCGCCTCATATTCATCTCTTGCCACCGATCCTGTCGCCTGTTCAAAAGCAGCCATTACCCTACCTCTATTGTTATTCCATATCGGTAATGATGAAAAGCTAACCTCATCACCACGCCTGTTGCCATCTATATGTCTAATAAGTGCTGACTTGACGCGGGCTAGTGCCTGCCTATCCATTTTATCGGTGATTTCCCTTGTGGTACGATATTCCTCTCTTGCAAGTTCTCTGGCGTTTTCAATATCAGACACTTCTCTACCCAACTTTTCTGCCTCTTGTGATAATATCTCTTTTGGTATTTCCCGCAATGGTACTGTAGGTTGAGGGGCTTCTACTACACTTTTCCCCTGTGCCTTATTCCAAATGTCGGTGAGTTGGGACTCGGTAATTTTAACCTCTGGTTTACTTTGATAAATCAACTCATAAAATGTATTGTTGTCTACTTTTTCGTCAGGGTATTCATTGATAAGGTTTTTTGCTCTAACCTTCATACTAACCACTCTACCATTGGGCCCGATATACTGTGCCGCATCATTATAGTCAGTCGTTACAAAGTCCCCATCATTGATTTTTGTACCTTTTGAATTATCAATCCCCCTATACACTGTAATTTTATCATCTGGCTTCAAGTTTGTTATTTCGTGTAGTCTTTTAGCTTCAGGGCGAACATATTTTCTCAGACGTGGGTTGTATTCACCATATTGTGTTGAGCTTCCTCTAATTTTTTGCAAGTATTCATCTAATGTATTGGATTTCTTTGCTTCTTTAATCAGAAACGAATTATCTGCTTCGGTTAGCTGATCTATACTGCTATCCAACTTTTTTAGCGCTTCATCAGCTATTTTTTGTTGAGCCACTTTTACTTTTTCTTTTTCTACCTCTATTTTTAATTGAAAATCCTCAACTTCATTTTGTAATTTACGCCATGCTCTCAAATCATTTCCACTCATCGTTTTATAATACACTTCTTTTAGTTTATCTGCTCTTACTTGCATCTGTTCTAACGACTCATCCACACTCTTGTACTTCCTCGCCTCTGCAAGTAGGTTAGATGGTATATCTTCCGCTTCCTGTACCAGCTTTTTTGTAGCAGTTGTCGCCACAGTCTTTGCTGACTTCATTTTACGACCTGCTCCGCTTTTAATCAACAATCCCCCGACCAATGGTGTGCCACCTAATAACAAATCTCCTGCTGCATTTTGTATTGCGTCATTTGCTACATCTTGTGGTTTCCTATTCAATAAGTTGACACCCGCGTAAGCCGCCGTATAGGGTATGCCCTGTGCTACATTTGCTATACCACGACCCAATAGCTTCATACCCCCACCCCTAGCTATCAGATTGCCTGCAAATTGACCCATCGGCTTTTGTAATAGCTTGACTGTTTGAGTACCCTTCAAAGCCCCAGCTATTTTATTGATAGGATTGAGGGGATTGAGCATTGACGCTGTATATCCTGATCCATAAGCTAGTTTCTCACCCCAATTAGTAGAAGCGGGTACGTTCATATCTGATAGCCCCAACGTGGTACCCTCGTAAAATCCCTCACCAAACTTTTGTACCCCTCTTGGTAATTTGGTGTATGCTTTCGCTATCGGTTGTACCGCTTGAGTGTATTGTTGTCGCGTGAGAGGATTGCCCGTGAATAGTTTAGAAGTAGTGTATGCTAGATTAGTCGGCGATGATACCGCTTGACGAATAGGTTGGAAAGTAACCTTGTTGTTTTGTATAAATCCCTCATTATCCCCAAACTTTTGTCTTGCTAAATTGCCAATCTTAGCCAAAGCGGCTTGAATAGTATTCATCACACTATACTACTTGATGAGTTAATAAGTTTTCAATAAGCCATTGACCTACCCGCCAATATTGTCGGTTTGCTAGTTCCCAATCCCCCCATAATCAGCTCATCATTTTTGCCGGGATTGTATATCCTACCCATATATTGATTCAAAGCTCCTTGGATATCGGGTGTACCACTTGCAGACATCTTGATAGCTGTTCCATGACTTGGTGCAAAATTAGAATAAGCTGTTTTAGCTGCTCCCGTATAGCCACCCAATCTATTAGCATTTTGAGCTAGTGTTTGCTGTGCTTGATCTCTTTGCAGTGCGATAGATTGAGCAAGTTGAGCATTTTGTAGATTGATTGAATATACCTGATTACGATAATCTTGTAGGGCTTGCATCCTCATTTGAGCCTTTGCTGACTCCACATTTGCACGATTACTAGCTATTTCCATCAGTTTAGATTGAAAATCTCGGCGAATAGAATTTAGCGATGCTTGTTTCTGTTGCTCTAGTGATAACAAGTCTGTATTGTATTGGTCATTGACCGCTTGCTGTTGTCTAGCAATTTGAGATTGAAAATCCACATAGCTTCTCTGATTTTGTCCGAGCTGTCTTTGTAACTCCTGACCTACTATTGCTTGTCCTGCTTCACCCGCGCTAGATGATCCACCAAATCTTTGTTGCATCCCCATTTGTTGTTCTTGGTATAACCTTCTCGCAGCACTTCCCGCATCATCATACTTGCGCGTTCCCGATTGCATCTGACCTTCAATATCTGATACTGATCTATTCTTTGCTGTGTCTAGTTGAGATTTATTAGTGGTATATTGTCCTTCTGCTTCTGCTTCGTATTTCGGCAAATCAGCTCTTAGTTGTGACTCCACTTGATCCAAATAACTCATTGTCGGCCCATAAATTGCATTGACATCTGGCTCGCTGTATGAAGGCATCGGCAATGAATAATCCTGTTGGGATTGAGGTTGCATTGGTGTTGGAGCTGGTGCATAAGTCACACTACGATTGACAGTCGTATTACCACCGCCACCGCTAGTATTTGCACCCAAAACTCTACCACCATTTGTAGGAGCTTGTGATGTAGACATTACTGATCCGCCGGTGCCTACTGTGTAACCACCACCAACGTTTGATCTACCCCATGTTATTGCCATATATCCACTATATTACTAAGAATATAAAAAGGTTTTCAAGTTTTATATTTTCCATCTGTTGATGTTGGCTCTATTCCTTGCCAATACTATTTCCTCTTGGGCTGTTTGCTTGTTGTGAAGCGACATTATCGCATATCGTATGCTATCCATGCTGTGATTCCAAGCTACATCTGGCTCGTTGAGTGTCTTACCATTTTTGTCTTTCAACCAAAAGTAGTTGCGATATTCTTTGATAGTATTGACTGATTGCTTAGTAATGGATATTCTTTGGTCTTGCACATATTGTATACCCGCATTGACGCTATCCTTACCCTTATCGCTTGGCAATACATTGACTCCGTATAATATTAGCTCGCCTATACTTTTTGGCTCGGCACTATCGGCTATCACCAAAGCCTGCTGGATGTTATTTATCACATCGGCGATTTGCTTATTACTCATCCCCTTTTTGTATAGTATTTCATCTAAAATAAACCCACCGTTATACTCATAAACGGCAATCAAAGTCGTTGGGTCATTCGTATATCCAAAATCCAAGCCATATCGCACCAACCTTGCTTCGTGTGGTATCTCATCTACTATCGCCCAATCTATGTATATCTTACCCTCTGCTTCACCCACCAATCCCAATCCATAAACCGTCCAGAATTGTCTATTACCCTTCCTGCGTTCCAATTCCTCTACTATCGCCTGTGGCAAGGCTTGATTGTCCTTATAGGTGATAATCGCAAAGTCGTGAGGTAAACTAGGTATCACATCAGAGTGTACCCAAAATTCACTCACCGGGTTGTAATCTAAGAATATAAACTCGTTTGTACGGATAGATAGTTGAGTATAGGTATCATAGGGGACATTATTACACTCATTGATAAACAATATATCTCGTCTTGGGCCTCTTACCTTGTCTTGACTATCTGCCGAAAAGAACTCTATCTTTGATCCTGTTTCAAACTCATATATGAAATCGGTTTTATTCCAATTACTATCCTTGTAATACTTGTGAGCTTGCATTATATTTAGAAAGTCGCGTATTGCTCCCCTTTTCAAATGAGGCATTGTTTCCGACACCACCGAAATTAGCTTGTTTTTATTGCTTTGTGCGATATCTATGAGGATAAGAAGTATGGCAATCGTCTTGCCCGCTGATGACCCGCCCTGCACTATCCGCAACCTACTTTTCATTTCCAATATCTTATCTAGGGCTGTTGTTTTGATGAATTGAAACTCACTCTCAGTTTGGTTTTCCATTAGTTATTGAACCGAGTATTGGTGCTGGCAAATCCTTACCATCTTTTCCTGTTAATTCAGTCCTTTGGCTAAAGTCGTTTCTCATCGCCCTTTCTAATTGGAACTCAGGTTTTGTCTTTCGCAACGTTTTGTTCACAAATCTTGAACGGGCTTGTTCACATTGGGCGTCAAATTTTGGGTCTAATCTTCGCCACTCCTCTAGGGTTTCGGGGCTTATCAACACCGATGCGGCTGCGAATTTATACATTGGCACCGACTCTAAATAGATAAGTATTGCTGTCTTTTTTTGCTCTTTAGTGAGTCCGTTGTGTTTGAGTGGATCAAGCATAATGTTTGTTTGTAATTAAATAATCCGATCCGATTATTAACTTTTTTGTCTTAATGTAGTGTGGGGCAACCAAATCTATCCGATATAAGATTGTAATAATTCAGACCGGATTAGCTAATCACAGACACTTTTAATTTGATTAGTGTTTGACCATCAATGATGCCGAGTGCTAAGACATTGGGGTCGTCTGTAATCAATCTTATCAGGTATTCCTTATCGTTTGAACTTGTAACTTTGGATTTTACTTCCTTTACTTGAGCAGTAAATTCAAAGTCTTTATCCATCATACTGTATCATACTATCACATAATGCATAAGTTGTCAACTATTGTTGTATATTATTTGTCAATATGATATAATTAGCTACTTATGAATATTTATACAGACGGCCACCCGTTAGGATTAAACGGACAAGGTGGGTTATTTGCCAATAGTGGATATACCCTCGTACAGTTGTCCAGAACCGAACGGCGTCATCTCAGATACAAAAAACCGCGTTTGACTAATAATGAGGCTGAAATTGTCGCTATAATACATGCGGCGGCGTTAGCTAGTACAGATGATACTATCCTATCAGATAGTCGGATAGCAATAAATTACGTTTTGCGTGGCGGCGGA